GCTGCAGCGCCAAGACCTCTATCCAGATCTTGACGAGTCCTACATCGATTTCATGAGCCGCTGTGGCGACGAACTCGGCGACCAGGACGTCTGCCAATTGATTTGGGAGGATGCCTGGGACGAGGACAAGGGTGCGGCCAAGGACGTCTGTTACAAGACCCACGCTGGCCAGGTGAACGGGCTCGAGTTCGTGCTGTCGGACGAAACGCCAGACCGCATGGACGACGTCATCATGGCGAACGCCTGGGATCTGTCGGCGTTCCAGAAAAACCCGATTGCCCTGTTCAATCACAACAGCAACGCGCCGATCGGCAAATGGACGGGCGTTCGCGTCGTGGACAAGCAGTTGCGCGGCCACCTCGAGCTCGCGCCGGCCGGCACCAGCGATCGCATCGATGAAATCCGCAAGCTGATCGACGCCGGCATTTTGCGCGCCGTCAGCGTCGGTTTTCGCCCGAAGGAATCCAGGCCGCGGCCGGAATCCGATTACGGCATGTTTTTTACAAAGGCTGAATTGGTCGAGACCAGCTTGGTCTCGGTGCCGGCGAACCCGAATGCGCTGGCCATCGCAAAGTCACTCAAGATTTCGCCCACGACCATCGATCTCGTTTTCGCCGGGAAAGGCAAAGGACGCGGGATCGCACGGCGCGGGATCACCGGCGGGCAAGCCGATACGCGATCACAGTCAAGAAAGGGCACGACAATGACGTCGTTTGCTCAACGGATCACTGCTTGCGAGCAGCGCCTCAATGCGCTTCGCGACCAGCTTCAGGACCATTACGACAAGCTCGACGACAGTAACGTCAGCGACACGCAGCTCGGGGTTTCCGACGAGATCAACCAGAAAATCAGGCAAGAAGAGCGCGCGCTTGCCTCGTTGCGGGAATCCGAGCGCAATCTCGCCGCCGAATCCGATGGCGGTCCCGGGAGGTCGCTCATGCTGCATCAGGCTCCCGCCGTTCCCGTACCGCAGAAAGACAGGGCCACGCCGCGACCCTTCAGTCTAGCGCCGGCGAAAAAGATCGACCCGCTCGATCTGCTCGTGCGAATGGGCGTCGTGCAATTGTTTGCGCACCGGCAGCGCAAGCCGCTCGACGTCGTCATGCGCGAAATCTATGGCGACGACGAACTGCATAAGGCGGCGCTTGCGTGGCATATGCGGGCCTCGACCGTGCCGGCGACGACAACCCTGACCGGATGGGCGGCGGAACTCGCGCAGACGACCTATACGGCGTTCATGGACGCGCTCTATCCATCGTCGATCTTTCCGCGGCTGTCGGCGCTGGGATTGTCGCTGAGCTTCGGCCCCTATGGCAAAATCGTCATCCCGACGCGGGCCAACACGCCGACCATCGCCGGGTCGTTCGTCGGTGAAGGACTTCCGATCCCGGTTCGTCAAGGTCTGTTCACGTCGCAGACGCTGACGCCAAAAAAGATGGCCGTCATCACGACATTCAGCCAGGAGCTCGAGGATCACAGTCAGCCAGCAATCGAAGGCCTGCTGCGCGATGCGGTGCAGATGGATACGTCAATTGCGCTCGACAGCGTGCTGATCGACGCCAACCCGGCGACCACGATTCGTCCCGCCGGAATCCTCAACAGCGTGTCCGGCCTGACGCCGACCGCCGGCGGCGGCTTCACGGCGTTGACCGGTGATATCAGGCAGCTCACCGGCGCGTTGCTGACGGGAACCAAGGGCAATGTCCGCAATCCGACATGGCTCATGAACCCGCAACAGGTGAACTCCATCGGGCTGACGGCGGCGCCGGGGGCAGGCGTTTTCCCGTTCCGCGACGAGATCAGCCAAAAGCGATTGAGCGGATGGCCGGTGATCGATTCCGGTTCTGTGCCAGTCGGCACGGTGATCGTGATCGACGCCGTAGACTTCGTATCGGTCGGTGGCGAGGCGCCGCGGTTCGAAATCAGCGACCAGGCCACGCTCCACATGGAAGACACGACGCCGCTCGATATCGGCACTCCCGGCAGCCCGGCGACGGTCGCGGCCCCGGTCAAGTCGATGTTCCAGACGAACAGCTACGCGCTGCGGCTGCTGTTGCCAATTAATTGGACGGTTCGGCGCACCGGTGTCGTCGCATGGGCCGCCGGAGTGACTTGGTAACGATCCAAAAACATTTGACGGCCGACACCTGAAAGTATCGACCGTCAACACCCCGCCAAACTCAAAAACGGAGAAAGTAAATGGCCGATGAGAACGTCAAGAAGCGTCTCGCCGACGAGCGGGCCGCGCGCGAGAAGAGCCACGCCGAGCATCGCGAAGTGTCGGCCAAGACCAAGCCGACACCGACGCAGGAGGAAAACGACCTCGCTGCATCGGGTGAGCATGTTATCGAGCACGAGCACGACGGTTCGCCGGTTGAAGGCGAGCCGCAAGTCAAGCGGCAGGCCGAGGCAAACAAGCCGGCATCAGGCCGCGGGGATTATTCGACGCGGGCTATGGAAAAGCCAGCGCCGGCGCACGAGCACGAGCCAAAAGCAAAGCCGTGAATGAGCGCGACCGGGTGGTTGTCACGCATCGCGAAGCTGGTGCGCAAGGGCGAGGGCGATTATCGCCCTGGCCCATACTACCTGCCGATCACCGGCGGCTGGCTGCCGGATGGTGCCGGCTGGAATTGGTGGCAGCAGGGATACGATCCAGTCTCGGCGCCGCGCTCGGCAATGGTCGAGGCTTGCGTTTCGGCATACGCCCAGACGATCGCGATGTGTCCGGGCGATCATTGGCGGCTGAACGCCAAGGGGGGCCGGGAGCGGGTCAAGTCCTCCGCCCTCTCCCGCCTCTTGCGCTATCCCAACGATTATCAATCGATCAGCGACTTCATGCTGAACGTGACGCGGTCGCTGTACCTCGAAGGCAATGCGTATGCGCTCGCGCTGCGTAACGACCGCTTCGAGATCGACGAACTGCATTTGATGGACCCGATGAATTCGCGTCCGCGGCTCGCGACGAATGGCGAGGTTTTCTATCAACTATACGGCAACGATGTCATTCAGCGGCGCATCGGTGCCGATGCGCTGGTCGTTCCGCAGCGCGATGTCTTGCATATCAAGCTGCACACGGTCCGCCACCGCATGCCGACTCCGCTCGTCGGCGAGTCGCCATTGGTCGCCGCATATAGCGATATCGGCGTCAGCACCGCGATCATTAACCAGCAATACTCGTATTACCGGAACGAGGCGCGGCCCAGTGCGGTGCTCACGACCGACCTCACGCTCGATAAGGACCAGCTCCAGGCGCTGCGCGATCGCTGGAACGAGCAGGCAAAGGGTTTGCACCAGGGCGGCACGCCTATTCTGACCGCGGGCCTCAAGGTCCAGCCATGGACATCGGCGGGCAAGGAGGCGGCGACCGCTGAGATATTGAAGATGTCGAGCGAGAACATCGCGTTGGTATATCGTATTCCGCTGCAAATTCTCGGGCTCGGCAGTTCGACGTTCTCGTCGACCGAAGCATTGATGCAGGGTTGGAAAGCGTCTGGCCTCGGCTTCGCGCTCAATCATATCGAGGAAGCGATCGGAAACCTCTTCCAGCTCTCGGGCGTGCCGGACGAATATGTCGAGTTTGACACCGGCGCGCTTTTACGCTCGGCGCAGAAGGATCGCATCGAGGCACTGGCGCGCGGCGTCCAGGGCGGCGTGTATAGCGTCAATGAGGCACGTCAACAGGAAGGCCTGGGTGCTGTCGAGTTTGGCGATGAGCCGAGATTGCAAGCGCAAGTCGTACCACTTTCGGCCGCAGCCGGTATCCCTTCGGTGCCCGCGTCGCCTGCATCGCCGGCGGCGCCGCCTCCTCCCGCAGCGCCGCCGGCTCCCGCAACGCCGCCGCAAAAGAGCAACCGCGATGACATTTCAAGAGAGGTCAGAAACCTGTTTGCCAATGCCGACCGGATCGGACGACGCCGGCGCCGACTTGCTTCTTGACGCGTGGCGCGAGGCGCTCGCCGAGGCGCTCTACACCGAGCGCACGCAATGGGAGCGCCACCGGGAACTGACCGAGGCGCAGACCAGGGCGACGATCCTGCAATTGCAGGCCGACGCGGCTGAGCTGCGGTCTATCCTGACGCAACGCGTCGAGGCGATCATCGCCGTGCTCAAGGACGGCGCCGATGGCGCGCCAGGACCGCCCGGGGTGGCAGGGCCTCGCGGCGAACGCGGTGAGCCGGGGGCGCGAGGCGAAAAGGGCGATCCCGGGGAACCGGGCGCCATCGGCCCTGCGGGCCTCGCTGGTGCGCCCGGCGAAAAGGGCGACCAAGGGCCACTCGGCATTGCAGGGCCTCCCGGTGAGGCCGGCAGGGCCGGGGAACCGGGGCCGGCAGGCAAAGACGGCGTCCCGGGCCTGGACGGCGCGCCGGGCACGATCGAGGCGGCACTGCCGTACCGCGACGGCGAGGTGCATTACCGCGGCCAGCTCGTATTGCTCGGCGGCTCAACGTGGCAGGCGCGCGCCGATACTGCCAGGGCGCCGCCGCACGAGGACTGGGCCTGCCTCGCGGCGGCCGGACGGGATGCGGCAACGCCCGTCGTGCGCGGCACATGGCGCGACGGCGAGACCTATGCGGCGCTCGATATCGTGGCGCTCAACGGCGGATCGTTCATCGCACGCACCGATGATCCAGGACCGTGCCCCGGGCCCGCCTGGCAGCTTATCGCCTCGGCGGGCAAGCCGGGCAAGCCGGGACCAAAGGGCGACCACGGGGCTCCTGGCGCGCGTGGCGAGCGTGGCGAGCGCGGGATCGCGGCGCCGACCATCATCGGATGGCGGATTGGCCGCGAAGCCTACACGGCGCAGCCGGTCATGTCAGACAATAGCGAGGCGCCACCGCTGGAGTTGCGCGCGCTGTTCGAGCAGTTCCACGAGGGGCGGTGATGGCCGACGTTTGGGTCAAGGTGCTGACGCCGGCCGAGAGCTATGCGCTCGTCACGCTGGACGAGATCAAAAGCATCCTCGGCCTGCCGCCGAGCAATACCAGCGAAGACACGCAATTGCAGATGTGGATCGATCAGTACAGCGACGTCATCGCGACGATGTGCCAGCGCGTGTTCGCCTATGAGCAGGTCGCCGAGACCTGGCGTGGCGACTCGATGCCGTTCGACAGTCCGCGCCTTTTTCTCACGCACTACCCGGTCGCCGACGCCGACATCGTCTCGGTGGAATCGCCGCGCGGCAACGTCCTCGACCCGGCGAGCTACGAGATCGAGAACCTATCCGGCAAGATGCGTATCGAAGGCGCCTGGACGGAGCCGGTCACCGTGACCTACAGCGGCGGATATCAGTTGCCCGATGCCGCGCCGCCGGCGCTCAAGGCCGCGGCCACGCTGCTGATCCAGGCAGCGCGGCTGCAACAGCGCTTGAACGCCACCGGCGGCGTCCGAATGGTGCGGCATGGCGATACCATCGTGCAGTATTACGATCCGCTTCAGGTGCTCGGTAAGGCGGCGCCCACCGCGCCATTGCAGGCGGCAGCCGACACCGCGGCCGGCCTGCTCAGCGCATACACGCGTTTCTATGTGTGAATATATGCGCGTTTATGCGTAATGGTTTTCACGTGAAACATTACGAGGTGCCGCGCGAGTGGGAGCGCGGGACGGCGTTCATCGTCGCCGGCGGGCCGTCGGTGCTCGAGCACGACCTCCGGCGACTGCGCGGCCGCCGTGTGATCGTCATCAATTCGAGCATTCATGCGGCGCCGTGGGCCGACTTTCTCTACTTCGGCGATTGGCGCTGGTGGAACGAGCCGGAAAACCGGGCGGCGGTCGCCAGTTTTGCCGGCCGTGTCGTCACCACCTCGGAGATGATGCGGGATGCGAAGGTGCTGCGCTGCCGCAAGATCAATCCGCCGGGACTGGCACAGGCGCCCGATTGCCTGACGCAGAAATGGACCTCGCTCACCGGGGCGACGAATCTGGCAGCGCATCTGGTGGGACGCGGCGGAACCATCGTCTGGCTCGGCGCCGACGGCAAGGCGGCTGCAGACGGTCGGCTCTGGCACCACAAGCCGCACCGATGGGGGCCGAGGCCGGATCGATACGATCGCCAGCGCGGTGATATCGCCACCATGGCGGCGCCACTGCGCTCGATGGGTATCACGCTGCTCAACGCCAGCCCGGGCAGCGCCTATGCGGATCTGTGGCCGGTGGTCGGCCTGCAAGACGTGCTCGAGCGGCGGGCGGCTTGAGGCCGGTACTAATCCGCGGGATGTCGGGACTCGGGGATTGCATATACAGCCGCCCGTTCGTGCGCGCTGCGGCGGCGCAATACGAGGTCTGGCTCGAAACGCCGTGGCCGGAACTCTACGAGGATCTCGACATAAGGTTCGTTCTCGGGAAGCGCCGGCTGCGAACGCAGCTTAAGAACATGGCGCGGCAACGCCCGGAGCGATGGTCGCGGCCGCCACCGATGCGCGAGGTCAAGGTTTCCTACGGTGGTGATCTGAGGACGGCCTCGATCATCCATGCGCTCGAGCGCAAGTGGTCGGCGCTGCGGGTCGCCTTCGATCCGGCGCTGTTCGATCTGCCGGATATGGGGCCGTCGCCGATCAAGTCAGAACGCCCGATCGCGGTGGTGCGGCCGGTGACGGTGCGCGCCGAATGGCGCAACCAGGCGCGCAATCCCCGCCCGGAATATGTGGCCGCACTGGCCGCCGAGCTGATGGCCACGCACACGGTGGTCGCGATCGCCGATCTTGCGGCGGGCCACGAATGGGCGATCGGTGAGCTGCCGCCGGCGCATCATTACTTCGTGCGCGGCGAGATGAATGTGCGCGAGGTGCTCGCGCTAGTGCGCGATGCCGACGTGGTGATCGGCGGCGTCGGCTGGATCGTGCCGGCCGGGCTGGCGCTCGGAACCAAGACCTTCGTGGTGCTGGGCGGCCACGGCGGACACAACGCGCCCGACAAGATCACCGACCCGCGGCTCGACTTGAGATGGATCGGGTTTGCAATGCCGGAGGCCTTTTGCCGATGCACGAATATGTTGCACGACTGCGACAAGGGGATTGCCGACCCGATCGGACAGTTCCGCCGCTGGTCGAGCAGTTTTCGCGCCGCCGCTTGACCTGGTGGCCGCAGCTCGGCATCGGCTGGTATCCGGTCGAAGCGGGAAACGCGCCTTACGATCAAGCATATTTCGACCAGTTCGACCGCAATGCAAGGACACCGATTGGCCGCGCTTTGATGTTGGCGCGCTGCGACTTCGTCGAGCAGCACTACCGGGAACCGTTGATCGACGTGGGCATCGGATCGGGCGCGTTCGTCGAGTGCCGGCAAGCGCGGCAGCAACAGACCTGGGGTTACGACATCAATCCGGCTGGGATCAAATGGCTCGAAAAGCGGATGTTGCTGATCGATCCGTATCTCGTGCCGTTTCAGGCCATGACGATGTGGGACGTGCTCGAACACATGGAGGATTTCGGATTGCTGCTCGCCAACTGCCGGGAATGGCTGTTCGTGTCGCTGCCGATCTTTCGGGATGCTCAGCATGCGCTGTGCTCGAAGCATTTCAAGCCAGAAGAGCATTGCTGGTATTTTTCGCGGGACGGACTATTGCGCGCAATGGATATGTGCGGCTTCGCCCTGGTATCGGAAAGCAATGTCGAGACCGAGCTCGGCCGCGAGGACATCGGAACGTTCGCGTTCAGAAAAACCAAATGACAATCGACTTCAGCGCACAATTGTACGACCCGGTTTATGCGGTGATCGGCGTGCCGGCAGTGCTGACCGTGGAGGCCACCGATGGTGCCGAGGTCGAGATCACCGTGATCGATGACACCCGTCCGAAGGCACTGCCGATCTCACCCAGCGGCGGGACACCGGCGGACGTGAGCAGCGTCGGGCCGGGCGCCTTCGCCCGCATCTATGAACTGAGCCAAAAGGGCATCGCCCGTGCCGACTACGCTGATGCCGTGCTCGCCTTCAATGGCCGAACCTGGATCGTGCGCTCGTGGGATCTGCTCGGCAGCCCGATGGGCGAGGACTGGGGCGAAGTGCGGTTTGCCCTGAAGGCTGCTGCCGTTGGCTGACGTTCGCGAGGATATCCTGGCGCGGCTGCTCGTGGTGGTCGCCAGCATTCCAAACATCAAATCCGCCCAGCGCAACACTAGCGAGATCCCCGAGGAGCTGTTGCCGGCGGCTCTCGTATTCGACGGCGACGAGGAAACCGACGACGCAGCCGACTTGTCGATGCGGCCTTCAAATCGGCCGACGATGGTTCGCATGCACCCGGAAATCATCATCGCGCAGCAGGCCGACGAGATCGGGTCCGATCTGACTACCATGCGGCGGGAGCTGATCAAGCGAGTGATGACCGATACCGAGCTCAACGAGCAGATCGTCAAGACCGGACGGAATGGCAACGGGGCAATCCGCTACCTCGGCTGCCAGACCGATCTCGGCTTGGGGCGCTCGCTGCAGGGGGCGCTGCGCGCCCAGTTCATGTTCAAGTACGCACTCAAAATAGAGGACTTATGAGCC